GTAAAAAAGCAAATATAGCTGGAGCCGCTTCTGCTGGTCTAGCTGTTAGTACAAACATATTTTCAGGACCAAACTTACCTTGCAATTTCATTGCTTTGTTGAATAACGGTGCTACCTTACCATCTACAACTTTATTAAACTCTGAAAAGTCCCACTTATAACCTAAGTCAGTTAACTCTTGATATGTACTGGCATATTGCTCTGCATTTAAAGTACCTTTAGTTCCATCGGGTTTTGTAAACCTAATTAAAGATTTACTCGTAGCCAGTGTATCATCAAAATCTAGAACTGTAATGCCTTTTGTAGGATTGTTAGCAGATCTAGAGAAGTTAATAGAATTTTTAAACGTGTTAATATCATTAACCTCGCCAGAAATTACAGGCGCGTTTTTTAAGGCTTTTTTAAGTGCTTTCCAACCACCAGGTTTATCAAGACTAAAACCAACTTTAGATGTTATTTTTCTTGGGTCCATTACTGGCTCTACATCTATACTAGCATAGCGGCCAATTTTTTTTCCTTTTACAGTTTTATTACTGACTAACAACCTACCTTGCAAAGCAAATTCTCCTTCAAACTTAGTTACGCCTAATGATTCTGCAAGACCCAAAGGGTCTGAGCCTAAATAAAACAATCCTTTATCAGCTATTTGTATGTAAAAAACTCCTTTAGCGTTATAATGGTTGGCTATAAAATCACCATTAATAGTAACGCTTTCGTCTCTAGCTGCCGCTTTTAAATCTTTTACGACTTGGTCATTATAAACCACTCTACCATCTTCACTTTTAAAAGGTATAAAATCAGTTCTATCCTTCCAATCAACATTAAACTCTTTTTTTAAGTGTTCCGAAAGCTTCCCCGCTTTCTCGGCAACGTTATTAAAGACTTGTTCTAACTTATCGTTTACAAATTTAGGATTTTTTGGATTACCTTTTAAACCTGCGTTTTTTTTGTATTTATAATCAGGATTACTTGGATCTTTTACAAGCGGCTTGTTGTGTCCCATTTTTGTGTTACCTGTTGCTTTTATTTCAAATCCAACTTGAACTTTTCTTCCTACAGAATTAATAAATTCTAATAATAAGTCAGGGGCTTGAACAGCTTTACGTATAAAACTACCTATGGATTGAATCATAATCGTATCCTCTGACAATACAAATCCATCAGCAAGCAAACCTACTTCTTTAGCGCCAGCATAATACCATCTTTCAAAAGTATCACCTATTGTTTTGTCTGTTGGAAGTTTTAGCTTTTCCATCAGTTTTCTAAAAATATTATTTTTTGTTCCCTTCGGTATAATATTACCACTTTGCACAAGGCTAAATATATTTTCATAAGCCTCGGGCAACCAAGGATCACCATCTCTATCAAATTTATCTACCGGTCTACCAGTTTTTGTATCAAAAACCTCGTTAGTGTATTCGGCTTCTTGCACCTTAATTGATAATTGACTTGTTTGGTCTGAAACAGTTTTACTAAATTTGATTTGATCATTGTAGTTGCCTTGAACTTCTTTCTTTTGTTTGTTTAAAGAATTTATAACACTACGTAGCTCAGCATTTACTATAGCTTCATTATTTTCCGAATTGTTAATTATCTCATTGTTAACAATATCTTCAACTATTCCTTTAGCTATTTGATTTGCTAATCCTTTTTGTCTAGCTAATAAAGTTGTATATCCTCCCTCCGTAAAGAACTTAGTAAACTTAGCTTTGTTGGTTTCTATTTTGAAAATAGCCTTTCTATAATTACTATCTTTCTTGAGGCTAGGTTTATCTGACTTTCTAGTTCTTCTATCTTCTTTACCTATTTCTGTAAGCTCAAATAATGTTTTGTAATTATTTTTTATTGTATTAACGTCTAAACTTTGAACGATGTTTTCATAGTTTAAAGCTATAAACGCTTTATACTCTTCACTAATAACTACTTCACCTTTTACATTAGATATTTTACCCATTTGAGCTTTAACGGCTTTGGTAATTTCTTTATCTATAATATTAGTTATTTGCGCTTCTAGGTTTTTAGGGTTTTGCTCTATTAAAGCATCTATCTCAGCTCTAGCCGTAGAAGATATTATTTCTTTGTTATCAAGATTAACATCGGCTAAACTTTTTAATACTCTAGCTTTTTGACCTTTAGGTTCAGATTTTTTTGTTGTTGGCTTATCTTCTATTTGTCTAGCCTCTGCGCTATCGATGCTTTCTTCTCTCTTAGCTTTTTCACCAGCTTCAAATAACTTCTTTTTAGAATCTAGCTTACCAAACCTAGTGTTAGCAAATATAAATTCACCAAAACCCTCTGGACCAACAGTTGTACCATCAGCTCTTGTAGCTTCAGGATCAAAATTTGTAAGCCTGTTTTGAACAGACTCAATAGCTCCTTGATATTCGCCTCCTATAGATTTTGATTTAACGTAGTTACTAATAACACCGTCACCCATTGTAGCTGTAAACACCGCTGGAAATGCTCTACGATCCTGCACAAAAGCATCATAATCTTTTTTAGTTTTTATGCTTTTAGGTATAAGTTCGTTAATAGCTTCTAGCGGAGTTGACATAGATCTACTCGTACTCGTAGCTGTAGTTCCACCACTCGCTAGTTTTTGAGCTCTAGCACTTATTTCACCGCCTGCAGCAACACTTTTTTGATAATCTTTTAAAAAGTCATAAACTGCCTTTCCATTTTCAAACTCTTTATTGTAACCTTTTCCTTTAAATATTCTTTCTATAACTTCTTTCAGTTTACCAAAAACTCCTTTATCAAAAGTTATTTCACCTTTAGTTATACCATCAGAAAACACCGTCAACCACTCTTCAGTAGTATTTATGTCTAAATCTTCACCAGCAGCAATCCTACGTTTAATTTCTGTTTGTATGTAATCTTTTTGATCTTTAGTTATAGTGTTTGTAAAGTCCGATATTAAACTTGTTTGTTCCTCGGTAGTTAAGCCCTTCATATGCTTAGCTACGATACCATGTAGTAGTTCATGCGCTCCAACGTTTATCTGACCCGTTTGACCGGCTATATCTTTGTTGATAACAATAACATCACCAACTATAAATCCATCAGAACCTGATACATCTTCCGCTTTAATCTTGTTGTCTGGGTTTTTAGCGTTATACTCCTCAATAGCTTTGTCGTGAGCTAGTTGAGCGGCTGCATCATCATCAGCTATTACAACATCTTTACCAGCGTACTCTTTGTTTTTTTGCAAAAACTCAATAGTATTTTTAAGATTGTTTTCTCTAACAGTCTTGCGTACATCAGCGGCTGCTTTTTTTCTAGCTTTAACATCTTTTGTCCTGCCATCAACACCGGCATACTTGTCAATTATCACGTCAATCTCACCTTGAATAGACTTTACTTTTTCAACAGCTCCAGGAACAGCTTTAGAACCTTTCTTTTTAACATCAGCATTTGCTTTGTTTAATTCTTTTTGTTTTTCAACTAAGATATCTCTATCGCTTTGATCACTAACTTTTTCATTAACTTGAGATTCTATTACAGCGGTCTCTTGCTTATCATAAGCCAACTTAGCTAAATCGTTATCGTTTTGTATGGTGATATTTGCTTTTGCAATATCTGCGTTGCTAGCGGTTTCAATAAACTTTTTCATTTTAGAATATGAAACCTTAGTTTCATTTCCATCTTTGTCGGTTACCGCGTACTTAGCTTTTTTACCAAAAATAGCCTTACCAGCACTCAGTGGTGTTGTTGACATGCCAGCAAAAGATTCAAAACCAATATCAAGAACATCAGTCTCTTGACCAGCCGCTTTTTGACCTGCGAATTCACCTAAACCACCACCAAAAGCCTCCGTACTAGCTGCAATCCCTGTTTGAGCTAGTTTACCTATTGGCTTTGCTAGTTTAGCTACTTTACCAGCAATACCTCCGGTAATAGCTTCTATTGCCCCGATAGCAGTTCCTCTAGCCCAAGACTTAAATCTAATATCATCAAGCTTATCTTCGTCTTTCAAAACTTCCTTAACATTTTCTAAAGTAAAATCTTTACCTTCTAGCGCGCCGTCTAAAAGCTCAACCATAGTATTACCTATTTCCATTTGTTGGCTTAGCTTACCAATACCACCCATGTACATCATTGTTGGCACTGTTAATAATTCTTCTGGCAATACCGCTAGTCCCGGTATAAGGTTAAACGTAACCGCAGCGCTACCACCTACAACAGCACCTTCCAAAGCCTCTGTTCTAGCTGTTTCACTAGTTAAAAAAGCTCTAGCTTGACCAGCCGCAGATCTAACTAATAGTTCTGCCGCTGTACCTGGCTCTTCTTTTGCGGCTTTTATAAAACCCCACCAATCACTAGCTTCTGGATCATCTTTTTTAATTTTTTTATTTTCCTCAGCATATATATCCGTAAACTTTTTCATAGCGAGCGAAGGAGCCGTGTTCTTAGCTATGTTATAGTTTTCGATAACTGTTTGTAGGGTTTCATCATCAATATCAGCCCCTTGCTCTTCTAGCTGTAGCTTTTCTTCCAAACCACCTTGTTCAGCCCAGCCACCTGAAACAGCGGATGGTAATCTATTAGCCATCATATCATACAAAGCATAACCAAACTCAGCAACATTATCTACGTTTCCATCTTCTAGGCCTTTTTTAGTTTTTTCAAGAAAACTAGGTAACTTATCTTTGTCTGATTGTTTCATTGCTAGCTTACCAAAGCTTTCAAATCCTGGTACTGATTCCGTAGAACTTTCCTCCCCAGTGGATGCCGTATTTTCTGACCCTACTATTGGCTCTGCAACCGCAGGGTCTGTCGTCTTTCCCGGCTCTTCTTGTTTGTCTTTATTATAACGATCTATTAAAGCAACAATTTCTTCTTCTGGTCTGCCATCGGCAACCATCATGTCAATTACTTCTTTTATATCTGCCATATTATTTGCTTATCATGTTATAGTACTTGTTATCACCCTCAGCCTTCACAACCTCACCTAAATCATTTAAAGTGTAACCTTCAGGAAGTAATTTACCATCTGGACCTCTGTTAAATGCCGATTGCTCTCCGCTCTGAACTGAATCTTGTATATCTTTAGCGGTTGGGGTTGTTAATCCTTCGTTTTCTTTGTCTATTTCTTTTTGTGTTTGAATACCTGGTAGTCTTGTGCTGTAAGCGGCATTGTTTTCTAACATTTTTTCAAACGAAACTCTTGCGCCCTTATTCGCGCCAACAAGCGCTCCTTTTTTAGAGTTAAGATAATAGTAAAGCTTTCTACCCGCGCTTGGTGTATTCTCTTTACTACCTGTAAACTTCATATAACTATTTCCATCACCACTTAAAACGTAAAAACTCCCGTCAGCACCGTTAATTTCTTGCTTTTTATTTGATATGGAATTGTACACTCTTATTTGATCGGCTTTGTTAACAAAAATGCCGTTAGGGTTTCTAGATCCTTGAAATACGTTTTCAGGTTCAACCGAGCTAGCAGCTTTCCGAACAGTCTCCTCGTTAGGCGCTGTTAATGACGTATTATTAATTACTGTATTAGGATTATTTACATCAACAGCATTGTTAAAGTGTACCTCTGCTTGTAGTTGATAGTGCTGTTTTAATAAAATTTTACTTAATCCAAGATCGTCTCCAGACAAAGCCTTTCTTGTAAGTTTCATATAATTTTCCTCGGTGTTGTAGTCATCTTTGTCAAAATCACCATCACCATCCATGTCATAGTCTGTAGAGTTTCCTAAAGTGGCTATTGCACTAACAAATTCTCTAGCTAAACCAGTTTCTCCAATTATTGGTACGTTATTACTATCATACTTCACGTTGTGCAATGTATCAGCTAAAGAACCATCTGTGTTTTCACTTTGGTAAAACGCTAGGTCAAGAAAAGTATTTTTATCCTTTACTTTGTTTTCTACTGTTCTTGCTATTTCATTTGAAATACCATCAAAACCATATTTATATCTTTGTTCTATTGATTTTTTATCAACTACACCATCCATTAAAGGCCGCAAAGGAGATTCTTGTACTAATAAAGATCCAACATCTCCCTCTGCTAGTGTTAAGTTTTTACCACCACTTTTTATAGGTCTATTATTTTTATCAACATACGTAAACACCATGTTTCCATTTTCATTGTAACCTTGGACAGCTTTAGATCCGTCAGCTAGAGCCGTACCCTTGTTTAATAACGCATTGGCAAAATTCATTTTGTTTACCCCATACATACCTGAAGCTTCCATATTAATATTATCCCCTTCTAATTGGCTCTTTAACACCTCGTTAAACTCCGCAAATCTTCTATTAGAATTATGCATGCTGTCCTTAACATCTTTTAATCTTTTTTTCTCTTTTTTGTGATCCGCTTTAATTTGTTTTTTCTTTGATGATTTTTCATCTATTGAATAACTTGAATTAGACTCTACGGCTTTTAAATCTTTTTCTTTTTTTCCACGAAGTTCATAAATTTGATCTCTTAGTTTTTCTGAAAACTCATCTGTGTTTGAAACTGTAATGGTTGAAGAAGTACCGCCTTTATCAATATGGTTAAAAGTGGGTAGTGCTTGAAAACCTTTAGGTGCTTTTGGTGGTTTTGTTGGTTTAGACGCAAATGATGGTATATCATATGATTGTCCCCCGCCAACTTGTATTTCGCTTTTCGCGTCTCCCGGCTGTTCGGTTGCGATAGGTCTATCCTTTAATTGGTTTGGATCCATTTCTATTTCTTCACGTCTAAAATCAGCTTTTCTTGCGTCTACGTTGGTGTTTTCAAACGGTTTGCCAATATCATCTTTTTTCTCTTTTGCATTCTGCATCAACGCACCCCCAATTTCCCCTATAGATTTAAGAGCATTTCCCCATGATTTCCCAACGCTTTTAGTCATTGCTGTATAAGATCTAGATACACGCTCATTTATTCTACTAACGTCCACTGGTACATTAGCCATCGCTGCGTCTGTCGCTGCTTTTACCAATGTTGCATCTGCCCTACCTGATAAATTTACTGCCATATCTATATTTGTTTAAATTCTTGGTTTTATAAAACTAGTTGCTATATCGGTAACGCCTCCAATTATATCTCCTGTTAGCGCTTTATTTGCATTTATTCTTTCCATTTCCATGGCCATCGCACTTTGTTGAGCGCCATAAGCCGATTGTACTCCAGCTTGCGCGCCTTGCAACTCTCCATATTCCATGCCTAACAAAGTTGAGATTCTGCCACTCTCTGCTTGTTGAACCATACCTTCGCCTTGCCTTTGTTGCATATCCACAGCAGCAGCGCCTGCTCTTTCTGCTTGTTGTATCGCGCCTGCACCCTGAGCGGTTAATCTTTGGTTAGCCGATTCTTGCGCGCCAATAGACGCTGATATTTGTTGTGCTTGTAATTGACCTTGGTTAGCCATTGATTGTGCTAAACCTGCTATACCACTACTACCAGCAGCGCCTCTTAAGCTCTGCATTATGTTAGCTCTTTGTTGTCCTCCTTGTTGAGCTTGAAATTGAGCTTGTTGCTGGTTTACAGTTAGATCTTCATATACATTCTCCATGTTAGCATATTGATTTTCCATATTCGCATAAGGATTTTCAAAATTAAAACTTTTATACTCTTGCTTTTGTTTTTCTACAGACGCTCTTGCAGAAGCTTGCATTGCTTTTTGCTCCGTCATTTGTGCGTTTGCGGCGTTTTTAGCGTCTCTAACCGCGTCTTTTCCTGATGAACCCATATTATATATATTTAAAAGTTTCGTAAGATGGAGCTTTTGAAATCGTCCAACCTAACTTATTATGTATGTTTTTCATGTGTGTGCCTTCGCAAACTGTAAACATAAACTTAATTCCTTGTGATTTTGCTTCTTTTTCCGTATTCATTATTAACTGCTCTATAATAAATCGTCTATCTTTTTCTTTGTACTCTGGATTAGATACCACGAAGGTTAAATAACCTATTGGTGCATTTTTATCCACATATAAAAACCCCGAAGCCACAGGTATATTGTTTTTTTCTATTATGTAACAGTGATCGTTGTGTGGTAAAATTTCCCTTTCTATGCCTTTGTTTTCTCCCCACCACCAATCCCACCACTCAAACACCAAAGCATGGTCCTTGTCATTAAAACTACGAAACACTAATTCATCACTCACTATTTAATTTAATTTGATTTATACCTATAATAGTCACAGTTTTTATCCTTTTTTTACGATGGAGCTGATGTAGAGATTAGTCTGTCCATAAGAAATCTTATCGTTTGGCTAGCTCCACCTGCTTTTACAACTTCAATATTACCAGTTATAGTTGCTATTCTACTCGTGTCCCCAACTGTTAGGGTGGTACCATTTTCCAGTGACTGTGTTGCCTCCATTACCCAGTCCCCACTACCCGTTGCTCCACCGCCGCTAGTAATAATTGGACTACTTAGTGGATTTATTCCTATACCACTAACTCTAGACACACCATTAATAACACCCTCTTTACTAGTAACCGCAATTGTCGCATGAGCGCTTGTAGCTTCTGTCGTCGTAGTTGTTGTAGTGGCTAAAGCTATTTTTAAGTCTGAAAACTTAACCTCCCAGCCATACAGTCTTAGAGTTTCACCCTCTCCATAACCACCCACCGTCAAGGTTTGCCCCGCCAAGATTAATTCCTGTTGTTTGTTGAAGGTGATTTGGCCTTCTTGGACAGTAACTAAACCATTTACGATTGTTGGTTTCTTAGACAAGGTATCTACCGCTTGCTTTGTGTTTTTTACAATTACTTTTTCGTTTATAGTACCTCCGTTTATGGTCACAACGTCTCTATACGAGCTAATCGCCGAGCCTGCTGTGGTATTGGTGCCCGACACAACTATCATGCCCTCTTTAATTAGGTTAGCGTAGTTGCTTACAGGCCAACTAAAGTTCATTTGATTACTAAACTGAATAACTTTTTCGTCGTCAGCACTAATTGCTACGGAAGATGTTATATAACCCTCACCAACACCCACCACTATCTGAGGGGATGACGAGTTTGGCCCATCTATAATCTCGAATTTATCCCCTATTTTAGGTGTTGCCGTTAAAGTATCTATAGTGACGTTTGTACTACTACTTACAGCTACGTTTATTTTACCACTTGCTGTTACTGTTGGATACGTGTCTTCTCCCGGTAAATCAATTGGCGCACTGCCAATAACTGGTTGAAGAAAAGATATAGTATCATTTTTTGTTGGTTGGCTTAGCAATCTATAAGCAGCAGTGGTTGCAGCGGTAGTTGCGAAGGAGAAACCCAACTTAGCCTTTGGCTTTCCCCTGTCGATAGAGATAGTGTCATTCCCAAAAGTTCCAGCAACAGTACCACCAATGGAGTAACCTGACAGCGTTAACGTTAAAGCTGGGTATTGATATATAACCTTTGCCATCATCAAGGAGTTAGAGCCAGTAGAGCTATTAATGTCTAACGAGCCATCACCAAACCTAACTTCGTTGTATTCCTGGTGTTTTGTTCCAGGTAAAGCGTAAAGAAACACGTTGTATTGATCGTCACTCCCAGTTATAATTGGAAAAGTGATACTCCCCTTATATGACCCAACCCCAATACTCTCTTCTAAATACGCTGATGTTGCTTGAAAAACATTGCTCACGAAGTTATAGTAGTAGCCGCTAGTATTATCTTTGATCTCCAATCTAAACTCGGCTCCATTACTCCCAAAGACACTGAACAACCTACGCTCGCCAACTTCTGGTATATCAGACAAATCTAAATCAAAAGCTGTTATTATTTTATGCGATGCAACACCTAGTCTAGCGTGCTCATCATCAGACATGAGAGTGCCATCCGCCATAAAGTGAAAACCAATTGGAGCTACAGGTTGACTAGTAGTAGGTGGTGGGGCTACAACCGTATTGCTAGAAGCGTTATTTGTTCTCTGATTTGCGTTGCTAGAGTTACTACCCGTATTATGATATGACATAGTTTATTTTTAGTTTTTATTTACTACTTTCCGTGATATCTGATCCAACACTAAACAACTCCACCTTACCTCTTGAAGTGTTAACAAAGTTAACGCTGGCATAGTAACCCAACAGGCTACTTGTGTTAACTCGCTTGTCTTTAACAAAAGTAAAAAAATCTCCTGCTACCGGCGTGACGAGAACGATGGTGGTGTCATATTGCACCGTTATTTGAGTGCCATTTATAGCTGTTATTGGCCCCAAAACACTAGTACTATCCACGCCTGCTTCGTCAAAGCCACCCAACAATGCTCCGCCGGTAGTAAAGTACATAGTATCCCCCACTTGCGCAGAAAAATTTACATCACTGAAATTAAAAACGTATTGAAGTATTGCCATGTTTGTTTGTTTATTAGTAAGTACACTGTGTAACATCTAGTATGTCAACAGAGACATAATTAGTAGCGGTAATATCATTACACCCAATAGTGTATGTATCAGATCTGCTCACGGTACAAGAACCATCATTGGTATACAAAACAACATGTGACAAAATAGACGTAAGCCCTATTACTTGAGTTGATGTAAGAAAAGGTTGGTTTTGTTTCTTCGTGCAACTACCAGCATTTGTCCACCCCTGTTGGTTAGGCTGAGTGTAGAGCATAGTGCCATCATTACCAACTACAACACGCGTTACAGTTAAATCTATTGGAACACCATTATTACCTAGATTATCAGAGTAGATCGTCCCGCCGACATTGTAAGTAGCCACGACTAGAGCAACATTGTTTGCTGGTAAATTAGTGGTCAATACGTAAGTGGTTAGGACTGGGCAGCCTCCAGCAAAAATACAACTTCCGTCATCAACCGTTGCTAATGAATTATAGTTAGAATAAGCATATGCTCCTCCGCAAAGAGTGCTGCCATCCATACAGCCACCAATTCCAAAAGTACAAGAGCCATCATCAACTGCACCACCATTTAGATAAGTGAAATTTCCATTAGGACCATTAACAGAACTACCGGGGAAACCATAGTTATTCGCTAATGGATCAGTACAGCCAAAGTATACACAACTTCCATCATCAATAGTTGCAACGGAATTATAATTTATTGGACCAGGCGCGGTTGCCGCAGATACACCATTACAATAATAGGGAATATGAGCTAGAGTCGCTTCATATACATAGCCACAGTCCGTACAGCCACTAGTAACTAAAGCACAGGTGTTATCGTCACACGTCGCAGCAGCATTAAAATTAGAATTCATTGCCTGGGTACATCCGTAAACACAATCAATACATGTACCATCATCAATAGTTGCAAGTGGGTTATAATTGGAATACACCTGTGGGTAGTAAATGGATCCAGTTAGCGTACCATCATCCATGCACCCTAAAACTGTTGAAATACAAGTTCCATCATCTACGTTAGCCGATGGGTCCCAGTTGATAGCGGTATTATCAGTACAACCATTTACAATAAGAGTAATACAAGATCCATCATCTACATTAGCAAAGGCGTTATACTCAATATAGCTAGGATCTGTACATCCACTAACAGTCGCTACGCAACTCCCATCATCAGTGTTCGCTGTACTGTCGTAGTTAACTGCAGTAGCATCAGTACACCCATAAATAAATGGAACGCACGTCCCGTTGTCCACATTGGCTAGTGGGTTGTAGTTCGCCGCCGTAGGATCTGTACAACCATTAACAGTTGCGATACAAGAACCATCATCTAATGTAGCTGTAGCATCATAATTTGTTGCAGTAGCATCAGTACAGCCAAGCCAGTAGCAAGAACCATCATCGGTATTAGCAGAAGAATTATAGTTATTAGCTGTTGGATTAGTACACCCTAAAGCTGGGTAGATACAAGAACCATCATCAACCACGGCATTTGGGTCGTAGTTTATTGCAGTTGCATCCGTGCACGCGGCAACAGTCGTAGGTAGAGGTATGAACTTCAACTTCCCAAGTCCTTGGATTGAAAAACTACTTAGATCAAAGTTTGAAAGTGGTTTTGGATTTAACGTTTCTCCGGGCAAAAGATATTGTCCAGCTAGCTGTATTTGCTTTCCTTTTATATAGTTAAACCATTTTCCTTCTTTTTCTATAAATTCACTCACCGTACCAACTTCTTTGTTTGTAAATATATGGTCAACGTGCCACCCTTTTTTGCTGTGTAGGTTATAGTATTCCCCATCTGAAAGTCCCGTAGTTGGATTAATTAAAAATGGAGTAACCTTAGATTGACTACCCTCGTAGCTTATAGTGTTAAATGATTTAACACTACCAGGAGCGTCATTTAGGATAACATTAAAAGATGAATCCTTAGGGATATTGTAAAAAGTGTTTCTACCAACTTCTTTTCCTAAGTAATCAAATTTCTCAACGTGGTGCAACCAAGGCGTAGCACCCTTGAATGTGTAGTACTCATTAGCACAGCTAATAGCGTGGTCTGGTACGAATGACTTAAAACTAACCCAACCTCTTACGTCCTCCCTGAACGAGACGGTTAAACCGCTAGGGAAATCCCCTGCTTCAACAACTTGTTTTAAAGTTATGTTGTATTCGCTTTTCTTATCGTCATGACTACCCGTTAAAACGCTGTTTAACTTTAAGTTATCCCTAAACCAATCTTTCATCCCATGGTTAGATATAGCTGTTAAACCGTCTTTAGACAAACGCACTACTGCTCCCCTGACTTTGTCGGTAAAATAAGCTCTGTAGCTTTCCGATGCAAATGATTCTGGGTTTTTGGATATACCAAAATTACCACCAAAAGGCACTGTTTGTCCAAGAACGTTATTACTAGCCGTTAACTGCGGGTTTCCATCAGCGTTATACAAAGCATCTTTATTTGCAAGAATTTTTAAAATTCTATCCTCACACAAAACTATCAGATCGCCATCAGCCGTGGATCTTGAGTGGAGTTTTTGAATACTACCATATATTGGGTTTACATCTTTAGTTATTTTCTCTGCTTGAATAAATTGATTCAAATTATTCACACCGGAAGTAGAGTTGTATATACCGGAGTATATCAACCCGGTCTTCCTACGTTCCTTCTTGTAACCACCGTCCAGTGTTGTGGATGCTTTAACTCCATTTGATATAAATGGGGAATTAAAAGTGTCTTTGATCCTATTAGATTCAACGCCATTCCCAAAAGAATAGCAATTATGCCAGTTTAAATTATGCTCAGCGTTGGATAAAGATGGCGACAGCTTAATGATTCTTGCAATGGTTGGATTCGTTAAGTCAGGAGTCCAACCAGCCACTTTTACGCTAAACTGTATTCCGTTAGGCTTGGTTATCATCAATATGTCTCCCACTGCTAGTGGGATTGTACCGTCAGAAGCTAAGCCCGGGCCAACCCAGAAAAAATCCGACACTTGTATCTCTTGTCCAGATGCAAACGAGTTGCTAATAACACGCACATTACCCCACGAGCCCCCATTACCCGAGACGCCCACCACGGTGGACTCTTGGGGTATAGCTGCTTTGATGGTTTTTGTGTTAAGCTCGGTCGGATTATTCTCGCTTATCTCATAGTAAATATCTAAGTCATTATCTTTTTTAGGTTCTGTCTCCCAAACAAAAGGATTTTCTGGTAAATTTCCTCCATCACTATATTCATCAATAGCCTCCATAAACACCATATCATAACCAACGGCTCCGATCCTCCCTAGCTCGTGAGGCACCGTGTCATCAGATTTTGGTGCGTTTACTTGCCTTGCATCAGTGTTGAGCTCTGTATAATTACTCGCCCCATTCATAGACACTTGATAGAATTTCATTTTTTCACCAATCACGAAGTCAACTGACAAGTTACCAGTGGCGTTAGTGGTGTTCATTGGGTTTTGGTACCCCGCTAAAGTGAGCTTCCAACCACTTGCATGTTGCTCTATTTCTTTTATTATAACATCATGAGCAAGATCTACACTGCTGTCTAGGTTGTACGCATGGAGCTTCATTCCTTTGTGAAGGCTATACATAGGCTTTAGAGTGTTTCCATTGCTACACTCTGTTGTTATGTTGTCAACCACTATGTAGTTCTGTCTTGGCAGTCCTGGGTTACCAGCTAACCCAAACATGTGTTCTTCTACTACTCTTATTTGAAACCCGCTTCTAAAAGGAGCATTAACCACTATTGAGCCGGTGGCAGCTAGGGAGATAGTTATTTTACTGTTAGCTACATCCACACTAATAACTTTAGATAACAAAGGAATATTTGTATTCATACCAACCGACATACCCACTTTTATAAAGGTAACGTCACTTAGTGTTATAACTACATCTAAACTACTTACGGCTGTTGCCACGGTGGTTGTTGGTGTTAATATCCCATCACCCAATTTCAACCCATTCATCATACCTGCTTGCCCTGAATACGTACCCACTGGTGCACTAGGATCCCAACCATCCATAGATGGAGTCACTTTAAATCCAAACGTTTTAGTGTAAGACGACGGGGCTTCAATTAGAAGTCTAGTTGCGTCCTCGTCGTTAGCATGAAGATAACTTTGGTCACAAAAAAGCCCTTCGTCAATCCTTCCAAACCTTAAGTTTCTTTGGTAAGAGGTTTGCCCTTCAATTTTATATATCGTTTCCGTTGGGTCTTCTTTCCACCTAAAAATAAACCCAGCACTCAACCCACCAACAAACTTAGTGGTTAAAGCATCGTTCCATTTAGGGTTATCCATCCCTACACCGTAAAAAGTATCCCAAGAAGTTTGGGTGTAATGGTGGATACCACAACCATCATTTGCATGCCTTGGTTTCCAATCAGCCTTTATAGGATCGTCAAAACCTCCAAACCCAAGTTCTATAAACGAGTTGTCGTTTGCTACATCATGAGTTATGCCATTACCAATCTCTCCCGCCACCCCAGTGTAGCCACACGCGGCAGCATCCATACATTCTGGGATGTATAGATCATTCATGTTGTTTTGGTCTAACCACTTAAATTCATTATCATTGACTCCAGCTGTGTTTACTTCATATTTTTTAGTTGACCTATCTATAAACCAAACCCCCATGTCCTTAAGCGCATTCGACTCTTTTTTACGGTATATATGTAAGCTCTCCATTGGCGACGTTAAGTTACCTCCTATTGTAGTTACAGTCTTCCACGAGGTAGCATCAAAGAAATACGTTTCTCTAGCGGCAAGTTGGTTAAAGTTAAGACCACCAGGATTACGACCACTCGGGCCATCATCAAGAGTTACACTCGGGTGAGCCCCATAATCAAGAGTGATATAGTTATATGCGATGTTTGACGTGCTCTGTGGTTCATATAGAGCTGACTGTGAGACGGTTCGAAGTTTATCGTCATCCTCTAAAGCATAAACCGTTTTATACGCTATATCTATATAATTTACACCAACCGCATCGTCTGTTATTTGTGTTTGAATTTTACCATCATTTTCAATTTTAGCAAAAAACCTACCGTCAAACTTCGGTTTATTCTCTACAACGGCTTTTGTGAATACAACTTTGATGTCATCAACTATTGTTGATGGAGACGCGGCATTATCAAAAATAAAATTTATATCGCCCTTGAAAGAGGTATCAAGTGTTACAAAGTAGTTTAGCGGATTGGTAGGTGCCGGTGAGGCGGTTGCATCAAAGTCAGATGTGATTTCCGATATTTTATATTGATCAGAGTAATCACTTGAGCTAACAAACTGCATATATATATCCTCTTTGATGTCCTCCATTTTTGACAAGCTAGTCCCATAAAAACCACCTTGAGCGTAGTCCATTGTAAAGGACACCCCACCTACATATGGAGCAGCTTCTAGCGGATCTGCAGGTGTACCAAAGATTGCAGCTGTACCAGCGTAGTGTGCAACCGCGCCTATTCGTATCCTTCTTGTTTTAATAAACTCTGGCGCTTCATTTTCTATGGCTAAAACCTTGTACTTCGTAGAGTTTTCAATAACATTATGATCTCCCTCCGCCCCTCTCTTAAAATATAAAGAGGTATCTAAATCCATTTTATTTCTATCGGAAGAAGGAAACGCCAACCATATATTACCATCCTCTGCGTTGTACCAGCGATCCATCGCTAAGTTGTAATACTCGTTAGAAGTCTCTTTTATATAAAACTTATAGTAAGCCATTTCAAGAGGCGCTTGGCCTTTGAGCTTAACACTTAGCCTATTTGCATCTATAGAGTTGTGTTTTTCTACTCTAAAACCACCATTTTCGCCAATTAGAACCGGTGTTTCCCTTCCGTACTTATCTGCAAAAACAACGCCTAACTTATAATCTCTTAAGGATTTGATTGATTTTCTTGGAACAGCACTTATTGGTGGAGCCCAAGCAGTTAGGCTACTTCCAAAGTCAGGCTTATAAATATAACCGTTAATCTTTAGATCATAGTTTTGTTCATAATTAGCATATATTACTCTATTACCACTAATACTCTGTGCTAGGGCTTTTTTAGGAACATTATCCCATGGTCTCAAGAGTTGGTTAGAGGGAATTATTCCTTTTATCGTCTCTGAATTTATCAAGTATTCATTAGAGTACCAAGGTAGTGTGGTGTTTTGGCTTGTAAGTATGTCTACGGGGCTAATAGTCTGGACAAGGTATATGTTTGGTGAGCTATCTTCCTTATATAATATATCCACTTCCACCACATCTTTGCCTAGTGGAGAACCCCACGTTGTTTTATGGAAGCCTTTGACTTTTATAGATTTAAGGTTGTTAAGCATCCCGGTGTTCCACCCAGCTTTAGGTTCATAATCAAATACAGAAGGTGAGAATGCCACTTCGGACCACGGTGCAAACGTGGAGTGTTCCCCATCCTCATATTTATATCTATAAGAAAACCTAGGAAACTTGTCCTCAAATATAACTGGTTCAGTATCCTCTAGGTCAACGGTGTAATCAAGGGCGCCAACGGCTGGATCCGGTGATCCCGGGGTTCCATTCATACCCACCACCTCTATCTCCACTTGGACAAAAGATGCTGATATATTTTCAAAGCTATTTAAAGGGGACTCTGTTATTAAGCCCCTTATAGTCCAATTTGCTAGGGGAACATTTGGAGCGATGCCATTGGTGAATTCCTTTAACAATAAATAACCTCCTTCTTCCCATGCAAAATCCATTGAGGTATTACCCAGATGATTTTCTGTTACGAAAAAACTAACCCTATCACCAACATGTAACGAGCTAAAGTCATTATTAACAGTACTGTTGGAGGAACTAATTATTGACGTGGTAATTGCGTCTACACCCACGTTTGTCCGACCCGCGTAGCTCAGCGAGGGGTCTCTACCATCGCTAAGTTCTAGGTTTAAGGCATTTTTCGGTGTTTTTCTTATAACCGTAATATGTTCTTCTCCAATAGGGTTATAATCATTTACTAAATCATGCCCCGCGTCTTGATTAACAATAGCAGTATGTATTTCACCCCCACTATCCGTACCTTGTGCGCTCCTAGTTATATTTATTTTTTTAGGTTCAGTAAAATTATCTGTCCAAAGTAACACGTCATCAAGAATGTCAATACCAGTGATCAACCTATCGTGCTCAAAATTTAGCGATCTTCCTGACTCAAAGCAAACAGTGTCCACGCCACCCATGTTAACTACCTGGTTTAGTATAACACCCTCTAGAGCGTCCCCTATAATATTAAAAGTTATAGGTCGCCCGGTTGTATTTGGGGTTATCGCACCTGGTGCTAGCCCTAAACCAGTGTCACAATCGATTATTGCAAATTCCGAATCGTAGATCCCAGCCGCCACATCAAATAAGGCATAATCGATGACAGATGCTGGGTCAATACATGAATTAGGAGGAAAATTCATCCCAGACCCTATATTGTTATTGATCTGCAATTGCTGCCCAGCAATCAAGGCCCCACTCGCATCATAAAACGAATTATAAATGTCATCTAACCATTCGTGTGAAATACCCGCAACCCATATGTTATTATTTACTGCAGAAGTATATGTTGTTATGCCAATTGGAACGATTGTAGCTTCTAACTCGTAGAATGGAAGAGCATCTCTTGATTGTGTTCCCATAGTAATTGAAGCTGCTTTCTGCCATATACCAGTCCAAAACCCACACCCGAACTGAGCGCCATTTGAATCACTCCAGCAGTTATGGACTCTATTAAGTGGCGCGTCTGGCCCAAGTGGATCTCCAACTGTTATTATCCAAGCTTGTATGGGTTGAAAGTTAAAAGGGTGAATAACTTGGCCTAAGAAGATGTCATTAACCGTTATGCTATTGAAATTATTTAATACATTCGCACCCCCGTTGAAAGCGTGGTAAGCTTGAGCACCAATATTTTGAATCGTACTACCTATTGTTATATTGTGTTGACCGGGGAGGTCTGACATAGGTATCCAGAATTGAGACGCTCCATCTGGAGGTAAATTTGCTTGTGATATTGGTGCGTTTGTCGTGTCCACCGTAGAATCATAATGGATGTTAGTGTAATCTTGCGTGGTATCATTCCAAAAACCCCTAATATACATAGTGGTATTGGTTGCATCTGAGATGACAATTGGTGGTGGAGTGAAGGAGGTGCCAGTAAAATCAAGATCATTATAGTAATTAATTGCCAACGTAGTTATGTTGCCAATACCAATCACTGGTGTAGGTCCGAATAAATTAATGTTGTTACCATAGCCGGTAGCTGTCATACCCGCTGTCACCTGCGCATACAAACTATTGTCTGATATTATTATGGAATTTGAGAAATTATTGAATGAAGATGGAATTCCAACGCAAAACGAGTAATTGTCAACAAAAATAGGGTCACAAAGCTGTGAAGAAACATCAAGGCGTACTATTAAGTCTTTTAGACTAGCTGTTTCATCAACCGCTAGTTGTTGTCCACCTGCATCCCCAGGCCCAGACACAAGCCAATATAAAGAATCGTTTTTTTCGTCAGCAACAGAGCCCACCACTTGTGATCCATCTTGTATGTAGCTGTCAGTGTTGTTAGCACACCCAATTGTGTTCCCTAATATATTTTGAATAGTACCAACATCAGATCCCTCTGAGGTTGAAACCTGTATGTTCATCGCATCTCTATACTCTCCGTTGGGAACAAGTCTTTCGTCCATATCCTTGTTCATTTTACCACCGGTAAACTGGTGTTTAATTTCTGGCATGTACTAGTGTTTTATTTGTTTCGATTTACCTCTTAAAATTTGAGTGATTTCTTCTAATTTAAGGTTTGATAACCTTAGTTTAGCAGTTCTTATAGCAGCGAACCTTTCTTTTTTAAACCTATTGACTTGGTGCTCTGGTACATTGACCCTCCCAGCCATTATAGCGTGTGATATCCACTTATACATTGCTTCTTCAGCAAACTTATGAACCTGCATTTCTCCATCCGTACCTAAGCTATCGCTTATGTAGTCTAAGATCACAGTTTTTCCACTAATATTAGATGAAAAATGTATTTTTCCCAATTGATTGTCTATGTAGAACGATCCGTTAGCTTGAGCATGTTGAGGATCTAATCCAAATCTTGACCCGTCTAATGGCCAGTAAGTATCATCTTGATAATCGTCTTGATTTCCAGATGGAGTTCCAGATTTGTAATTTAACCAAGTCGTAGATAGATTATTATCGATGGGTGTTGTAAATAACACGCTTTGATTGATTGAGGTAGCGCCGGTATAACTATTAGACAAGAATACAAATGAAGTATCGGTTACTCCAAACCCGATAATATTTTGTGTTGTTAGAGCTGGATTAACCCCAACAACGGTTGTTCCAGCCGGAAAACCCGCTAGATTAACATTCATGCCAACCTCAATCTTGCTTATATTTGTTGCTAGCCCATGGATTGCTAAATCATAAATATAATCATTTCCATTTACTGCGATCCAACCATAACTCTTAAATTCATTAGTAGTTGCTGCAATAGGTGAGCCGTCTGAGTTCTCGAATGTGTATACCTGCTCGTTAGACCAAGTTTCGGTAGCTGGCAGGTCCATGGTAACAGTAGTGTAAGTGCCTCCCCCTCCAGTACTAACATTCAAGACGGTTGCGAGCGGCTGAACACCACTTATACTACTACTAATACCCGCTACACTCATGCCAATTGCAATGCCAGTGTAAATTGCATCCAAAACCAAAACAGGATCTCCAGCAGTTTGACTACCGCCCGCTATTATTTTAAAGTCTCCGCTGGTGTTTTTAGATATGCTTGGTGGATTTGAAGTTTTGCTTGCAGGGTATAACAAGTGTTTTATACCAGCAGAGTCTACCCAACTAACTTTAGTGTAGTTAACGTAATCTTGCGGAAGTATCATTTGTAGTGAAGGCGGAAGTGTTATCTCTTGTGCTTTTGTGGATTTAAAAGTATCGAATGATAACTCTTGTAATGCTCTTTGGGCGTGAAATGCAACATCAATTCTCTTTGCCTTTGGTATAATTTTACCTTCACCAACGTAAACGGCCATGAATTGGTTTATAATATCATCTAAGGATGTAAACTGATATTTTCCATAATCATTTCCATCATAATATTCATGCAGTTTTTGGCTGTCTAGTAATCCCATTTATTTATTGTTTTTCTTGTTGAACTTTAGTTGTTTCCATACCGACCGCCGCTTGGGTTAAGCCTGGTTTTTCCATGGATATCCCAGCGAATGCTAGTATTCTATATACAAGCTCTGATTCCTCAGCTGGATGTAATTCGAAATTTGTAGTTTTGGATGGGTCTGGGTCATAAAGAGCTTTATCACCTATAACAAAGTAACCCCAAGCTGGTTGTAGAGGTTTTCTTATATAAGTGCAATTAACATTTGCAGTGGTCATTCCAAGTCCAATTGGATATATTCTAATTTTACTTTCATTAATAAGAGTTGTTAAATTAAGTTCGGTTTTAAGTCTAACATAAACCCTTCTATCGGCTGTTGGTCTCGTTAGACTGCCTTGATTCATGTATAAAAGTTCATTTTGCTGAACCTCTTCTATTTCCATTTCAAAACCATTAGCTGGAGTCCATGTTACTGTTCCTAATCTATATAAGTCGATAGCAACAATAGCGCCGCTACCCGTGATACTTGTAGTTTCTTCAAATATAGCTATTTTTTCGTTTATATTATGTATTATATCACTATATTCTTCTGAATTACCAGTCATACGTAGACGTTGATCTAAGTCATAAAAGTATTGTTCAAAAATTTCTTTTTGAGCTTGGTCGGCATACAAATTAAACTCTTGTGGTGTTATGTAGCCTCTCTGCTCTTTATTCGCAAAAGCTAAAACTTTTTGGTACACCGTATCTATATTTACCGCCATAATTTCTTTTTATTTATTATATGGAAACAATCTATTTAGCCTATCTTTTCTTGCTCCGCATCCGCAATCTTTTTCAACAGCTTTGCTTACTGTATCTACAACTTTCTTTATCCCAGTTGCTTTGGTTATTTTTTGAATTGTATCACCTAATCCTTTTGATTTTTCTTTCATATAATTAAATTTAGTAGTTTACGATCGCTCCGTAGAGCGACCGCATCTACAGTTAGATTAATTTAATCTTTTTTCAATATTGGAGTAAATCTCCATACCTTCGTCAGTTTTAAACCAAGCGGCTAAAGCTGAGTAAGGGTGTTCATCAAACGGAACGTTCATTAGTTTTCTATCGTTAGATCCCCATGAAAAAGTTCTTTGATCAGAGGATAATTTTAATACTCCCATTTCAGTTGCTTTAATACCAAAGTTTCTAAGTACAACATTTTCGTCATTAGCTAACTCTAAGAACAACTCAGGGTTTTTCTTAGCATACAATAATAAATCTCTTTTAAGTTCCTTAGAACTCATCGTAGACACTTTAGATCCCAATTCAACACGCATAATAGCCTCTGCCATATCTATGTCTAGATTCATCGCCGCATTTAAAGCTTCAACTTCTCTTTCTAATACATCAATCTCATTTTCAGCTACTGCTTGAGGTTTCCACTCGTAGTACAAAGCCTCTCTATGAGGATGATATAAAGATAATAGTTGCTGTAAAACTACTTTTTCTCTAGGAACACTAAGCATACCGTTTCTAAATATAATGTGAGATAATCTTTGATCACCTTTCATTTCATCTACAAATACAGTTCTTTGGTTTTCGCAATACTTAATTTCTCTTTCATACCCCAACTCTTCGTCGAAAAAATAAATACCAGCAGCTTTGATCATTTTACTTAAAGGTTTTTTACCACTCTTAAGTATATACATCCTATCTTTCAGCTCCCATTTTGCTTTTTTTGGCTTTGGAGTCTCCGCAACCTGTTTTTTAATTTTTGGTTCAGCAACCACAGTGTCTTCAAAAAATTCTGTAACCACTTCTTCCATTGTTTCGATTTGAGGTTCTACCTCAACTTTCTTTGTGTTAGCTTTTTTAGCCATAATATAATATAATAATAATTAATAAAAATAAAAACCATCCCCGTATTTCAGGGGACGGTTTTAAATATAAATAGTGCTTAGTTCATTAACATGAAATTGTTAGCACCTTGTGTAACTAAACATCTTTCAGATAAATAATTTACACGCATTGCGTCCAACTCAGATGTAGCAGCTCCAACAGAACCAGTAACCCAAGTTTTCATTTTTCTGTCATCAGTTTGAGAAGCTCTATAACGAACATGTAAGAAAGGACGTTTAAGGTTCTTCCCTAATTGTTGGTCATACACAGAAGATACTCCAGCAGGAACAATCATTCCTCTAATAGCACCTACAGTGTTTCTTGCGTTGATAGCACCTCTTGTACCAGCATCGTTTAAGTATTTCCAGTCAGACTTGTAGAAGTCATAAGAACCTCTTCTGAAACCAGAGAAACCTAAGTTTAATGCCATATCTTCAGAATTGTCAAATACTCCGTAAGAAGTACCACCAGCCCCGTAAGAATTCATAGAAGCTAACATGTCATCCATTGCTAACGAAGTAGCTCTGTTTACAAACATCATGTTTTCCTCAATCGCGCCTTGAGAGTCAAACTCAGCTAAGATAGCGTCGAATTCAGCTAAATCAGTTGCAGCATTAACACCAGTAACACCAGAAGTTGAATTTCCTCTGTTTTCAACAGCAGCAAATAAACCTTCAGTACCACCTTGTGGTAAAGCACCACCGTTAGTTTGAGTGTCTAGAGTTGTATCATTAGCGATAACTATACCTTCAAGACATGTCATCTCACAGTTATCAGCAAATCTCATTCTAGTTTCTCCTTCAGCTTTTAAGTACCATAAGTAACCTCCAGCACCATCTTCACCAGAAACCTCAACCCATCCTACAGATGAAACGTCAGATCCAGAAACGTGATACATGTCTCTGATAATAACTGGTTTGTTAGTTAAAGATAAGAAATCTGGCTCATTAGCCGTAGTGTAAGGAGTGTCTGATCCTTTAGCCCACTCTGAACCATACTTAAGTACAGTTACAGGGTCATCGCCCATTGCGATACCAGCTTCAGATGCATGCCCTTGAGTATAAGGAAGAATTGTAACAACATCAGCAGATACAACCGTTACTCTACCTGGGTAAGTAACACTTGCATTGGCTACTAAACAAGTATCACCAACACGTAGACCGTGACTAGATGCTACATAAGTAGCGTTCGATCCAGCTTGTGCTGTAATCGTTACATTAGAAGCAGAAGCATCAATCGTACCTGTGTACGCTAAATGTAATCTACCTTGTTCAGACCATACTACTCTATCAGCAGTCATAGACTCTTCAGCTCCTACTTGTGAAAGAAATCCTGAAATTGTTCTGTTTCCGAACACCTCAGCTTCTTGCGCCATAAGATCTGGTAAATATTGTTGTGCCCATCCTTCAGTCGCCGCTGTAGTAAAATCTACGTAGTTCGACGATAATGTTGATTGGATTGGACTAGGGGTCAAGTTAAGTGACCCACCTGCAGTAATTGCCATAATTTTGTTTTTTAATTTTTAAATTTATTGTTTTTAATTTTAAACTTAAAATCAGAAGAGTTACTACCTAACGCCTTGAACTTAGTTCCACCTGCTTCAACATTCCCATGACTTTGTCTTGGGTTCATATCCACATTCTTGGCTTTAGCAATACTATTTTTCATAGCATCTGCTTTACCTTGGTCGTAAAAGTGTTTTGCAACAGCATCAGCATTCATTGCTGTGTACAGAGATTTATGATAACCCTTAGCATCTGACATTTCATTATTTTTATTCAAGAACTTCTTGACAAAATTATTAATATCGCTTTGAGTATCCTTAACCTCGTTGGCATTGTTGACATTAAATCTGTATTTTTTCTCCCCGACGTTATATTCAAAACCTTTGAATTTGTCGTTAAAAACCTGCTCGGTTTTATTTAAGAAAGTAGATTTTTGTGCTTCTGCTGTTTTTTGAGTTACTTCTGACTCCTTGTTATATCTATCAAAGAAGTTAACCGCTTTCTGTTGCTCAGTTGTGAGCTTCGATCCAGCTTTGATCTCTTCATAGTATGTAGACTTTTGCCCGTCTAAGTGGCTTTTAGCGCTGGCAACTTGCTCTTTAAGCGCTAATTTCTTTCTACGTATATCTCTATCGTCATCAACATCTTCGTCGAATGAGAATGTATCTTCCATAAGGAAGTTAATTTCTTCTGCATTTAAATGAGGCTTTGTTTGCTTGTAGTATTCATATAGTAAATCCTGATCATCTAACTTACTATAATCTTGGTTAAGCTTAACGTAGTCATTTAAATCTCCACCAGTCTCATCCATAAAGTCCATTAACTTTTGAATATTCTCTGGTAATGGTTTTCCAGTAGCCTCAGCTTCCGCTATAGCTTCTTCAACCTTTTCTTCAACCTCTTCAACTTCTTCTTCAGTAATTTCTTCTAATACTGGAGTTTCTTGTGCTTGAACTTCCGGTTGTACTTCTTCTTGTTCTTGTGGGGCGTCGGCATCTTCAGCGCTTGCAACCACTCCGCCGTCGTCAGCGTCACTTTCCTTAACTTCATCTTCTTTTGGTTTTGGGGGTTTACTTAAATCTACTTTCATAACGCTATCATCACCTGCAGACTCAAATTTATTTTCACTAACTTGTTCAGTTGTTTCCTGCGTAGTCTCTTCGACTACTGTTTCATTTTCTTCTTCCATAATATAATATAATAATAATTAATAACTCTAACTAGGGTCAAAACTACCTAAATCAAATCCGCTACCTAGTATATCATTACCTGCGGACTCAAAGTTTTTAGGTGGTTTACCACCATTTCTTTGCTCAATCATTTCTGATTGCTGTGTTGCTTGTATCTTTGTTCTTTCGTCTTTACGATCTTCTTTTTCTTTCTCGCCTGCTTTTTTACTATCTACCTCTATGCCCCGTAACTGCATGCTGTATTGAAACTCTAGAGCCATTAACTCTTTTTTCATTTCAACCTCTTGTTGCATTTTCTGAGAATCAATTTGGGCCTTCACTTGCTCTATTTCTACTTTACCAGCATTAATCGCCTGGTTTTTTTGTATGTCCATTTGAGCGGCTGCTTCAGCGGCTTGGGTGTTAGATTGTGTTTGGGCTTGAATGTTTTCTAATTGCAACTGGCGATCTCTTTCGAGCTTTTTTTGCCTACGTATTTTAAGTAATTGATTTGCTAGTTTAATATTTTTTATTTCTCTAAGATCAATAGCATCAGCGAGCTCTATCAATTGTTGTTGCAAAGCCATTTGAATGTTATTCTCTAACAACGCCCTCTCCTCTTCGTCCGGCTGTAATTCTATGAATACACCGAAGTCATAGAGATGTAGTTCGGATATCTCTTCCAAAGTAGCTACGCTGTGAACTCCTATTGCTTGTATAAAAGCATCCTTTGTTGGGGAGTATTCTATGATATCAGATATCCTAAGAGACAAACACTCACATGTTTCAGCTGTTAGAAATAATCCGGCTTGTAAAATATGTCTAGTTGCCGTGTTGGAGTTAGCTGCTGCTAGTTTTTGAACACCAACCAAAGCGTTTTTATCAGGCGTGCTACCGTCTCTAGCCTCGTTAAGTCCAGTCACATCTCTTATCATTTGTAGATAGTAATTGTAGGTGCTGATTAGAGCTTGCATTTTGTTACCACCAGATCCGGATGTAATCTCTTGAATAGGTACCTTACCTGGATTTATGTCTCCGTCAGAAGTAAATGACCGACCTATCACAGAACCAGTCTGGAAATACATGTTCAGGGCTTCCTGTGGATTGTAGTTTGTCCCGTTGCCTAAATCTATTTCAGCTAAACCATCCGCATCCAAGTAAACGCCATCTGGAACCAACCTAGACATTACTTGTTGGAGTTTGAGGTGTGTTAGTTGAATCATGTCGGCAAAACCGGTTATTCTTTTAACTAGAGAGTCGATTTTACCATTGTACATTCTTGGCGCTACTATAGAATAATTCATCTTAACCTTAGTGTAATCGCTCTTAGGTCGCATCATATTCTTAGCCATCTCCCACTTAAGCATTTTATCGGTACCAAGGATCATAGCACCCTCGTACAAGCATTCTATAGATCTTAGCATTCTACCGTAACCACCCTCTTTGTCTCCTGGTGGATTGTATTGATCGTCTCTAGGTATAATTTTATCCGCACCACTACTAGTTTCTTTGACCTTATAAACCTCATTCATATAGGTTTTATAGTTAAAGTATATTACTTGAACTGTATTGTTATCTTCTTTATCGTAACTATGTTTTGAGTTGTTATTGGATCTATTAGTGGGTTTATTCTTCGTTATATCTTCTAAATCTTCTTCTGATAAGTGGGGGAATTGCTTTGCCAGCTCGTTAACCGGTATTGTTTTTACCTCTCCAACGTAGTATATATCCTCGAAATACGGTGAGTCTGTGTAGGAGTAAACTAGATTTGCCGGATCTACATAGTCTATAACAACTCCTTCTGAAGTGTTAAAAGAAGTTTTTACAGCGCCAATACCAAGCACTGTTAAGTCATAGTAAAATCTTTTCTTTATTAATTCATAGTTATTACCATTAAACAAAACATTTAAAGCTTGTTCTTCAGCTAGCTCTATAGATTGTTTGTATGTTAACTGCATATGCAACTGTAGTTCTTCGGGTGATTCCGGTAGCTCACCCTCAGTGTCTCTAGTGTTCATGTCGTAACCAGCTTCCATTTCAGCGTCAAAAGCCTTCATCTCCATATCCTTCAATGTAGACTCCATGTACTCAGTTCTTTTATTTGCTCCAAATGGATCTTGAGAGTATGCTTTTACATCATACATTCTTTCAGACATACCGTTAACAACAATGTCAACAAACTTAGAGATAATTGGCACAGGCTTCCAATCTAAATTAAGATAGGACAAATCACCATTGATCGATAACTCATCCTTATACTTTTGAATAGACTGTTCGCCTCTGGCGTACAATCTTAAATTATGAAAATCATTACTATTGGCTTTGTACCTATTAGAGCCTTGATCATGATTAAACCATTCTTGCTCTATAGCTTTACCTACCTTTAACCCATACTCATAGCTCAACTTTTCAGCATCGCTAACGGTTTGACTTGGGAAATAACTTTTAATGCCAGACTCTGCCATATTTATTACTTGATTATTTGTGAATTACTTCCAGTGTTTGTGTATCTGGAAACGTTTATGTTTAGTTGAGGTTTTTTAACCTCAGCATTTGGTCTATATAGATGTCTATTATTAGCCATTATAGCTAAACCAGAGCTTATAGACGCATCGTGCTTTGTTCTTTTGTTTATATCAAATTTACACCAGTCATTTAACAATTCGTTAAAGTAACAATCCCCGTGCGTTCCATCTTGCTTAATACCAACATGATCTTGAATATACATCTCGATCGCAGCAGCATGTGCTTGTTTTATATCTTCACTTGAATTGGGTATCCCACCAACCTCTTTTTCCGCTACAGATAATTTGTTCCATATCTTGTCAGGTCTATTCATGCTAAACCCTCTATATCCTCTTCGCCTTAAATAGTACAATAGACGTGGTTTATTGTTCTCTGCTAATATTGGCATCCCGTAAAACACTAAAGCCATTAGAACATCTTCAAAGAACATCTCGGCTGTCGGAGGTCTTGATAAGTATTCTAAAAAGAAGCTATTAGCTGGAGCATCTTCCATCGAGAATTTAGTTAGACCGTGTAAAGCTCCTTTAGATCCTATTCCATCCACTGTTCCTGATATATCGTACGAGTCACAACCAAATGAACCCATGTGTTCGTTTCCTGGATGTTTGACTCCATTTTTCAGTACAACGTTGTTCTGTATGTTAGAGGGTGGAACCCAGCTAACTTTAAATCTACCTTTTCTGTCTGGGTAAAATATAACTTGAGAATCTTTAATTCCATCAACCCATTGAAAATTACCTTGAGTAACGCCTAGAGTGTTTGACATCTCTTCATTATAATCTATCTGCTCATATAACTTGACTAAGTTGAATATACTTCCTTTGGTCTCATCTCTAAACGCGTGCTCTGTAGTTCTAGGGAATTGTCTATAGAATTCATTCAAACCATCTGAATCATCTTTTAAACCATCTACTTCATTTTGCCAGTTATCTATTACACCTACATCTATTAATTCACCGCTTGGGTCGAACCTATCGACATCAGGAGTAGTGAAAACTGGAATTCCGAACTCATCAATAAATCCTTCGTAGTTCCATTCCATTGGGATAAACAAAGAGTATAAACCAGACTTTGTCTGGCCATTTCTGTTTCTTTTTGTAACATCTGAA